AAGTGTCTCGCAACCAGAGACGCAATTAAACTACTATCTACACCACCCGATAAAAGCGCCGCAACCGGTCTCTCCGTCATCAAGCGCTTCTTGACGGCTTCTTCTAAAGAGAAGCGGAGCGCGGCGCATGCCATCTCAAGACCACTCGGATGCGCCGGTGTAAACATCGGATTCTTTAACCATCCTATCGAATGATACTGTTCGTTATATAATCGTGTAGCATCTTTTAAACTGAATACATGATACGTTCCAGGTATAATAGGAGATACTGTAGTACAATAAGGATAAAGAGCCTTTATTTCACTGGCAAAGATGCGTGTGTAAATATTTCCCGATAAATCATTCACAATTCCCATATACAACGGTCTGACACCGTACGGGTCACGCGCCACAATAACACGGTCCCGTTTCTCGTCAACAATCGTTAAGGCAAAGACACCGTCAAAAGATCTGAATAATGACTTCAGATTATCAGCGTACTTGTTGTAAAGATGACCAATGACTTCACAGTCACTTCCGGATACAGTAATAATTTCATGCTCTTCCTTAAGTGCATCAGAGTTGTAAATTTCACCGTTACACATCCAATGAACACCATAAGACGACCAAGGTTGCATACCTAGCGGATTTAGTCCATTGATTGCGAGTCGTGTAAATCCCATGTGCGCCAAACCATTAACATCCAAGAGCCGTGTACCTTCCGGACCACGAGCCGTTAGTTCATCAAGACCCTTTTCTGGTGTAAATAATTCTAGACGGTTGCCTATGAGCATCCAGATTCCACACATTCTTTCTTAGAAAAAATATAAGGAAAAGACAGAATGGACGCAAGTGAAATCATTAAGAAGCTTCAATCACAGGCTCAGTATAGATTTTTTAAAGAGAAACTTACTGTAACTGCACCCACTGTAAATATCAGCACATGCGGTGCAATTATACCGGCGTCAACAGGTGTAACACTGAACTTTCCCAGTTATGTAGAGAAACAACTCCTCTTTAAAGGTAAACTCTATTGTAGTTCATGTACAAATTCATGCAGTTGCTAGAACTAGAGGACGATTCATTACAATGTAGCGCACAGGTTGCTTCATCGAGAGAAAGCTGTGAACCTTTCCTTCGTAGAAATGCGTGTCCATTGACGCCCCCGTTAGAGAAATTGCCGCAACATACTCTTTCTCCAGAACACTTTTTAGTGAGGCACCTGCTTCCTTCAGGCGAAACGAAATCCATAGTTTATTATCAAGCGGAAAAGTCTCGAAAATACCGATCTCATTCTCTAGGACACGCCGTTCATACTTAAGACCAGCAAAACCCTGCTGGAGAAGTGACTGTAGTGTAGACATAGTTATTACTGATATACGGCTATATGTTTGATACTCATTTCAATTTTACCTGTTCGTGCTTACCAGGATAAATTAATGACCATGTTTAAGAAGGATGAATCTAAATCTAGATGGATCTCTTTATGAGCTCGTATCACGAGGAAATAAAGATGTATATTTTCAAGAAGACTCTCTTGATGCGCAAAGCCTTTTTGACAACCGCTATGGACCTACGGCGCCAGTTATTCATGAGCTCAGGCGATTGCCGCCTCTCAACTCAATAGACTTCGGGCGTTCCTCTGAATTTCAACTGGAGGTCGCTGGCGATTTTATTGTATCTCCTACGCTCGTCGTTGATCTGCCATCATGGCTGCCACCCAATTATGCAACAGCTAATGGAAAGGGCGTTATTCAGGATAGTGCTGGCATCTCGTATGGATATACGAGCGGAATTGGATATTTTTTGTTCGAGAAAATTCAGATTCTCCAGGACAATATTTTACTTCAGGAATTCAGCGGCGATTCACTCTGGATTCAGAGTCGGTCTCGCGGCTCTCTGAACTCTGCCTTCCTAGAGAATACACTTACAGGGATACATGACGGGTCTGCGCTGTCAATCGGTCGCAATGCGACACCTGGTCGTCTTCGGCTGCCTTTACCGCTCATCGGTTGCCAGGGTTTAGAAGAAGGTGGATTTCCGTCACTCTGTTTACCGAACCAGAGTTATAAAGTCCGTGTGTATTTACGGAAGTTGGAAGATCTTGTTGAGGCGAGTGACGGGCGTGAAAAACCGGCTCCTTGGGGCTCTAGCTTGCGCTTACAGAGTCAAAGAGGCGGTGACTTTACTACATTTGAAAGTCTTGACCGACTGAAGATTGACACGCCAACTATTTATCTTGAAACGAGACACATTTATACGAATGAGGATACGCGTGCTGGGCTAAGGGCATCCACGTTTGATATTCCTTTCGAACGCGTATACGAGAACATATTTGCACAGGGTCCTTTGGATTATGCAGCCGCTACTCCTTTCTTGACACGTGTTCTCGATGCGACGCATCCTTGTTCCCGTATTATCTTGGCGTTTCGGTCGTGGGCAGATATGCGAGCGAATCGGCTCTGGAAACTCCAATCCGATTCTGCAACCGGCGACTATTATTCTGGACTCAAACTGCTGATTGCAGGGCGAGATCGTACGCAATTCTGGGATTCACTCATCTGGAATAGTCTCGATAATCACGCGAAAGAGGAACGCGACTCAGGTATGCGGCTCGCCACTATAAATTTCGGCTACGGTGAAAAAAAGGGGGTGCGCGCACCTTCTTATAATCGGCAACCTGATGGTACCATCAACTTTTCTACGGCAGATAAACCGACTCTTTTTATGCAGCTGACAGACATTGTAAATGGAACGAAACGCTCTGAGCTTCGCGTCATTGTAGAGACATGGGCTGTGTTCTCTGTATCAGATGGACGTGGTGGTCTCAAGTTTGGTAACTAACTTCTGAACTTGTGCGCCATCTTTACTATTCCATTCTCCGCAATGGAACCTAACGGCTTGTCATAGAAATCCTCAGTAAGATACTCGATTACAGAGCCACTCAAATCCTTGAATTTCCTTCCTCTTATACTGTATGTATTCAAATACTTTCTACACTCATCGGTGTTTGTCATCCTGTGCTTTTCAATCATCTTTTCCATAACATCCAGAAGAGTAGACTCTTCATGGAATTCAATGTTCTTGATTCCAACGAGTTGAACGGTGATTGTAGACATTTTTGTTTGGGGCACTCCTCCATTAGTATCTCAAGCATTCAATTTTTTCTATTTATAAATAGAACGAAACTGAATGGCAAACTATTCTAAAAACGTAGACACTTTTAAGTTTTCAGAAGGTATACCTGCTGAAACAATAGCTACTATACGGAAATGTCTTAAAGAAACATCAGGAGCATTACCAAATAATGCTAAAACTAATTCTCTTGCTGGAAATAATCTTAGTATATCAAATTACAGAAATAGCCCATTTTTAACTATAGTAGGCATTGATACAACAAATTACAATGATTATATATATAAATTTAAAGAAGAAGGATACGATAAGGGATCATTAAAAGATATGATTACAATGAAAGATCCTACTAGACGCCCTAATAATGCCGTTTTAGGGTATACTAATCTTAAAAGAACACTCATAAAAGATGCAATTAATACTAAAAAAAGTGAAATTGAAGCTAAAATGACTGCTCTATTTAAGAATCCTATATCAGTTATACTTGAAGATCGTTCGATTCGTGATTCACTCGATCATTATTTAAAAAACATGATATGTAAAAGTATTATTACTGCAGATGGTATATTTGATCTAACATATCCTATATCAAAAGAAGATGTAGAAAATAAAAAGATTAATCCTGATCATCTCAAGTATATTTATCTTCATTATAATATTCTTCAAACAGTCATAAATGAAAAGACAATAGATCAATATATTGATGGATTTAGTAAGGTTCAAGCTATTGTTACTAGTCAATTACCAGCTATATTAGATAATTTAAATGTAGATGATATAAATAAAGAAAAGATTACAAACGAGAATATCACCTATATAAATTCTAAAAATAATTCTATTAATGCTAGTAAATATGGGCAATTTTATGGAAAAATTGTTGCTCAAGATGTAATATGCCCATTAGATCATCAAGAGCCTACAATTGGTAATCCCACTAAATTAGGACTCTGCTTTAATCATTTTGATGAATATTTTAATAGACTCTCTGAAGACGTCAAGGGACGTGTAAATGAAATTGAAAAACAGAATCGAGCCATTGTAAAATCAATAGAGGCTGATACAGCCAGATACAAAAATTCTAAGAGAGAAACAAGTGGTAAACTTAGTAATTCAGCAGGAAAGATGTCAGCATGTTTTAATGTTACATCTAAATATATTGATATAATAACAAATACAAAGGTAAAAGCAATAGAAGAAAATGCTACTTTAATTGATGAAATCAACACTTTTAAGAGTAAACAGACGTCAACGCCTCCGCCGACGCCAATGGATCTTTTACATAATGGATATTGTGATACAAGTACTGGAAAGCAAAATAGCAGCGGTCCTAATGATTTTACAGGAGGACTTGATGTGCCTTTTGGTGCGACATCTACTACTTTAAAAATGATAATTGGATTACAATATTATGGACTGTCATCATTATTAACTTCATATTCACATGAGTTTGGTCATACAATTGGAGCAGGAGGAGGCTCACCTGAATTACATATAGGAAGATACGCAAATAGAGTTATTAATACTTATTTTCCGCGAGATATTTTACATTGCGCATATAAAAAATCTTCTGGATATGATAACAACCACCAGGCTTGTTATGGAGAACACCAGGCTGATTTAATTGCAATCTTATTGCTAGAAAAATATATAGCTACAGTACCCGATAGTGAAAAAATAAAGGAGATATTATCATCTTTTATATGGGAAACTGGAAATAGCATAGATCACAGTCATCCACCAGGATCTCTCCGAAGAAATTTAATACTACTAGATAAATATTTGCATAATATTCTCAAAAAAGATCCAGCATACCAAAATCTTCCCGCTGTAAAAAATATAACATGTCCTGTGCCTCCTGCTGCTCCTGTTGCGCTCTCAACCAATGAAAAGGAAAAAACAATAGATATAATTTTACAGAAATATATAGCTATATATTTGTCAAATGATAATAATACTGCAAGAAAAGAATTAAGAGATATGAAAAACGATGAGTTTAGAAATATTGTTAATCAATTAAATGCACACGGTGGCACAAGAAAATCCAAAAAAGCTAGAAAATCTAAAAAAACCACGCGGCGCCGCCGCATGTAAAGAATCTCTCCGTAGTAAAAAGCAATAAAGATGAGCCGACCTCGCGGCGATATTACAACACTCTTGGACCTCACCGATCGTGATGACCAAGATTCCTTTTTTTCTCCTGTAAATCCCGACGTGTCCTGGTTTACACGCAGCGCCAAGAAGCGCTATACGCCCTTTGTACCCTGTATACAAGAGTTTCCCTATCGTGGTCCTGCCTCCTTCGGGCAGCGCATCTCCTTTGACCTGAAAACACAGACATCAGGTGACCTTATACATGCTGCATTTCTTCAGATAAAGCTGGCACATTGGCTAAATTTAACGACGCAATTACAGCTTAGCTCTGGACAGTACGAATATGTTGACCCGACGACGGCATGGTTCTATGCAAATTCTATTGGAACTGCTCTTATTCAGAAAGCGGAACTCGAAATTGACGGTGATACAATTGAAGAGATAGACGGCGACTTCATAAATGTCGTTTCTCGTCTATTTCCGGATCTGAATACGCAAATTGGCATGGCTACAGACGGGCTCGGCTCAACGTCGATCGATTCGCTCAAATCATGGTCGCCTACACGAGTCTTTCCAACAGAGGATGGTTATATCCACTGTCCACTTGTCTTCTATTTCATGCGCACGCGACTCAAGGAATACTTGCCTCCTTTGGCATGTAGAGATGGTTCTGTGCGCATTCATATCACGTTCAAGCCATTAGCTGAAGTTTTGAGACAAGCTAGGGGGTACCGCGATTCCTGTACATCTGTGCCTGTCGGGCAAACTGTGTCAGTCTACGACCGGTCATATCCCTTCGACAAAATTGTAGATATTGTTGCAAGACCGAGTGAACCTATGTTTGAAAGTGTCCGGCTGGTCACCTACGGCGCCATTCTAGATGGGCAAGTTCGTGAAGCCATGTACAGACAACCCTTTGAGATCATGCACCGCGAACTACAGACATTCTCTTTCAGTGAACCGCTTAAATACGCGGTTGTCAAAACAGGTTCTGATTCCACGATTCGTGTACAGCTACCCCTCGAAGCCAATCATCCCATAGAAGAGATCATTTGGTTCGTTCGGCGAAAGGAAGTATCACAGAACAACGAATGGACGAATTACTCAGCAACTTTGGAGCGCGAATATGATTCTGTGTACAATCCTCTTTCCGGATTAATGACATATGCAAAAATTCAGGCAGATGGCATTGATGTCATTGGCGCCGAGGAACAGTATTTTAGACAACAAATTGCGGGTAGCCATCGGGGCGGATATACTGCGTTTAATTCATTTATCTACGGCTACTCTTTCGGGCGCCGCCCCGCCGAACTTCACCAACCTTCGGGTTCCATAAATGCCAGCCGTCTCCAGAGCCTGAGACTCATTCTGGATATTCAACCACCCGGAGGATCCTACGGAGGCGAATGGGAAGTCAAAGTCTTTTGCCTCGGTTTGAATTGGCTCCGTTTCCAGAATGGTATAGCAAATCGTATGTTCGAGGACTAAAGGTACAAACAATAGAATAGTATGGTGGCAGCTCTTTTAAAAATCGTTCATACGGGCATCCAAGATGAACGACTTTTACCTTTGCGGGGACAACCCGCCCTTTCTTTCTTCAAAAAAGCCTTTGTAAAAGCGGGGCGTTTTACAACTTCATGGGTTCGCCTGGATTTTGATACACGTCCAACATTTGGGTCTTCGGCTACAATAACTTTACCGAGGCAAGGGCAACTCTTGTCGCGGCTTTACCTGGTGACTACCATGCCGGATATTGCGACTGTACAAGCAGCTGCAGCGGCTGTGCCGGGATTCCTCGGTCCTAGATTCGGCTGGACAAACAGTCTAGGTCACGCCTTATTGGCTGAAGCTACAGTTGAGATTGGGGGTTCTACTGTCGAAACATTGAACGGACGTCTCTTAGAAGTTCTCGATGAATTTGGAACTCCGTTTGAGAAAGTTACAGCTGTAAATACTCTGTTGTGCCGGAAAGATAATGGATTTAGCGTTTCGAGTTTCGGGTCGGTTGTAGGTACACCGACAGAGGTTGTTACACCTCTTCCTTTTTGGTTTGCAAATGGTGATCCGGGCACTGTTTTACCTATTGATGCAATCAGCGCGGATCTTATTCGCCTGAAGGTCACGTTTGCTCCTTTGGACTCACTCTATGTATCATCTGCGCAACAAGCATTTGATCCTGCTGTCTCGGTGGCAGGTTCAGCCTATTATCCTTTATCTGGCAGCCCCTTCTACAAGACAGATGCTGCAGGTAAACTCGTCTACGGGCTTAATGGAAATCCTGGCGTTTCTGTTCTTGCTTCTGTAATACCTGGTATTGTTATGCCTACTACTTTCGCAATGGGTGACACATATGTGATGGCGGAATATATATATTTGGATAAAGTTGAGGCTAATCGGTTTCGTATCTCTGATTTCCAGTACCCTGTTATCCAGCATTACTCATTTAATCCGTTTGATTCAATCGGTCAAGCCAATATGACAGCAGTTCTGCGTGTACCGAATCCGACGCGCGATTTGTACATGTACGCACAGAGACTTGAGGCAGTTGCTTATAATGCGCCATTCTTAGCGACACGCGATTTGAGTGGCACGGACGCACTGATCGCCCCATGGTGGTCTGACGCGAGAGGATTATCTGCAGTTAAGCCTGGTGATTACGCACCGGCATTCTCTACACGCAACTCTGAACCGTTACAATCGCTGCGACTCGTATATGAAGGAAAACTGACACGATATGATACTGCAGCTCCCTCTTTCTTTAGAAGTATTCTACCGTCGCTGTTGCAGAGAAAGTCTCCATGGCTACATAGGTACTATTACAATTTATCGTTTGGAGTTCAGAACGGTCTATTTCCGCCGTCTCTTCCGAGCGGTCAGGCTAATCTAGATAAGATTCAGCGACTTGAATTACAACTTGGATTCAAACCACTGCGTGGATCGATTAATCCTAATGCTGTGCCTCGATACAATGTCTATGTTTTCGCACAGACATACAATATTTTCAGAGTGTACGGCGGACGCGCTGGATTATTGTTCGGTTATTAAATTCTCTTGATAAAATAGAAATATGTCAGAAAAATTTGATCATCTTGGTATTAACCTTGGAAATTTAAAAGCATACACAATGGTTTTACCAACTTTACGTATGATGGGATTTACATTGCCGACGCCTGAAGAAATTTATTTGTATACAGATGATAATGTTCTTCAGACATTTCTTGATCTTATAGCAAATGAAATGTATGAATTTTACAGTAAAGAATTTACTCGAGAACAAATCATACAGCTAATTAATAATCCATACTATAACATGCTTGCTAACGATATAGAGGATGTATGTGCTGTTTTACCTGATAGTTTGTTTAGACGTTTTTTAGATAAAATACTTGTTTTTAAACAATCAGGTGGCGACGGATCGAATTCAAAAAGTTATAATAAATATACAACTGC